TCGGTTGTGTTGGATTTGGCTGAGACTGAGCAGGTTACTGTTGATGTCCCGTGGCAGAATGTGCGCGATATGTGTGAAGTGTTGAGTCCTTTCACTAGTAATGCGTACATTAATCAGACTAATTTCACCACGCGATGTGGTGCTGTGACCACTACTAACAGCAATGGGATAATTGTGGTTGAAGTCCTTAGTCCATTGACCGGTCTGACGACAACCAATGCGGCTGTCGTTTTGATGGTGGAGGTGTGCACCAAGGAGTTGGTTTTGTTTAGCCCTGAGCTGCATCGGACTTTTGGAGCGCCTATGAGCATGGATGCTTCTGCGCTACCATATTTACCTCAGTCGTATGATTTGACTGGTGGTGATGCTGTTATTTCGGTGCGCCAGTTATTCAAGCGCTATTCACTTGAGCATACCGTGAGCTTGCAGTCTCCGATAGATGCGCTGGTTGGACTGAATATATACTCGATAGCGTTGTCGTACATATCCCCTGTGTCTTTGCCTGTACCAGGCTATCCCAGTGTGGCTTTAGCTGCCGTGGACGTGGCTGCTAATGGTGAACCGAATTCATATACGGGGTTGTCTTTCCACACGTATTTTTCGCTAGCGTTTGCGCTCGCTCGAGGAGCAGTTCGCTGGAAGCCAGTCGTTTGTATGCGTGGTGGCACTACTTTGGCCTCCAATTTAGTTGGAATTGCTCGCTATACCGATGTGTTGCCTGCCATCGCGTCGCGGCGCCCTAACACTGTGAGCTATGCGAATCTGGCGCCGTCGAATACGGTGACGTATGCGCGAGCTCGCAATTTGATACCCGCGGGATGGCGGCGTGCGGACACCGGTATTCAACTTGCGGAAAGTAATACCGGGGTGTCCCCAGCCACCTTGGATGTGGAGTTTCCGTTTACCTCCACTATGCGTGCAATTAATCCGCGCGCTTCGATCGGCCTTTCAGCGGAGGGCCGTGACGACAACAACGTTATTTTGACGTTGGAGTTGCCCATTAGTACAAATTCCGCTTCCACCGGTTACGCATCGTATGCGTCGGTGG